ATGTCGGAAAGCCGACAATAAGCTCCATCTATGGGGCTATCGTTAAATTGATTTAATCCAGGGGAACCTTTCCAGGAACATACCCTCTAATGGGTATCAGGACAACAACGGGGACACACAAGCTAGGGTAGCAAGGGGCAGGTTAGCATCCTGCAAGATTCTCGGATTCTCGGGAACCTTTCACCAGGTAGACTGTCAAAGGTAGTAGAAGGCAAGATTTCCCGACAATGGTCGGGCGCATGGTAGGCGGGAACATTCGCTGGCGGTCCATGCGGGCTCTTTAGGGCGGGTATCCGCCAAGCAGGTTTGTACCTGCTACAACCTGGAGCAATACCGGTGCGTCCATTGGGGGGATTCCAGCCCCATGCGGGTTAAACGGATTTAACGCCGTTACCTGTATCGGGCTGGAATTCACCAGCAACCCTAACATAGGAGATTGCAACAATGGACAACATGCATCAAAACGTGGAAGTCACGCCAATGGCGAAAGCCACGGCTCTTTTCACCGGAATCAGCACTCCGGAAGGAGCATACACTGCGGGAGCGGCGGAAGGTAAGACTTTCGCGAATGCCTCGGAGCGGCTTCGCTCCGCCGTGATGGTGGCGATGGATCAGCCCGAGAACATCCGGGACGAATTCTGCCGTGGTCTAGTGGACGGGCTAAAGTCCGGCGGTCCGACGGGCAAAGTGTACGCCAGCGTGTTCAATCGTATCATCGCAAACATCAAGGGCGGGCACCTGGACAACGTGAAAAAAACCTTGAGCAATCCTGGCGGAATCACGGAACAGGTGAAATCCCTGCCCCTGGGTGCCGACGGACAGCCGCGCAAGACACGACTGTCCAAGGCTACCACTGCCACTCCCAATGCAATTCCGGGAGAACAGCCCAAGGTCGGCCAGAGCGAAAAGTTTGTGTTCAGCTTCGGCGCGTCCTACGTCGACGGAAAGATCAGCTATACGTCGCAGTTCAAGAAGGACGGGCTGTTGAAGGACGATCTGATCGGGGCCGCAGTGGAGTTCCTCAAACTCCTCAAAGAGTCGGCCAGTCTGTCGCCGCGGACGATGGAAGCGATCTACACGGCCATCGCGGAAGAAGCGATTGCGGTTAGCGATCACTTCGCCAGCCTCAAGGCGGAGCAGAAGGCAATCGAGGGCGAATCCGCGCCCGTCGAAGAAGTGACCGAGATGCACAAAGAGGCGGCGTAATGCCTCTAGTTGGAGTCTCCCCAGTAGACGCACCGGCGGTTATATCTGTTTAACGGTGCGGGAATGTCTCCCGCCGTTAACCGGAGAAATACCATGATTCGCGGATTGTTTGTAGTGGAGGATAAGGTTCTGTCCTGGGATGTGTTGGATGCTGAAACGGTCAAGTACACCGTTCAGGACAGTCTCTCAGGCATGATCGCAGAAGTTCAATGCTCGGCCCAGATTTTCGGGCTGGCGATGGCGATCTGCATCGGGGATTGGGATGCACTCCCGTTCGACGAGTCGGATATGGTGGTCGGAACGGTCAATGAAATCATGCCCAAGGATGAGAAGGGGCGGCCCATCATGGAACTTCGCTGGATTCCGTAGCAATCGGACGGCGCCCATTGGTGACAGTGGGCACCGTTAAACGGGTATAACCGATATGAAGCGGGAACGGCAATCTTCGATTGCTCACCCGCGAAGCGGGAACTTTTTCCAGGATAAGCTGTCTAATCTTTATAGCGGGAAGAATCGCGTTCTGATGAGCCCGATGGGGCGAAACGGGTTAAATCTGTATAACCCGTAAACGCGGAGCAGCCCAAGGGCATGGGTACGGGTATGTGCGAATTAGCCATAGCACACAAAGCTCGCCGGAAGTGCGTAACCGGCATTTATACCGATTTAACCGGCTCCGCCGCACAACGAATCCGCAGGATATGTGGATTGTAATCGACGGCCCAATGTGTACCGGGCGTGAAATGCGGTAGCAATTGGGCGTCAGCCCGCGAAAGGGGGCCGGTTAAATGGGTATAATCGGATGTAACGCGTAGGAGAGCGCGAGGATAGGCGCTTTAGTAGCACCGGACTGATAAACCGATAAGCTACCGGATGAGGTTTGTCCGAAATGAAATCCGCGGAACCCCAACCACAGAAAAATGGGGCGTGTCCAAGCCGGGCACGGATAGGGTTATATCCGTATAATCTTATCCGTACCCGGTTAATCGGGTCAAAAACTTGCCTGGATGGTGAAATTGGTAAACACAACGTGTATTATATATGGTTTAATGGTTAACACAAATCGTTAAGTCATATATAATATAGTTAATGCTCCCGTGATCTAGTGGCAAATAGGCACAGCCGGCGGACTTAAAATCCGTGATTTTTCCCGGTTCGACTCCGGGCGGGAGTACCAAAATTAAAGGGATATAATAATGAAAATATACGGACCATATTTAAGGAAAGATAAACGAAAGATGATGGTTATTGTACGAGATGATGGGAGTAAAACTTCCATATCTTATGCACGCCATCTAATGCAACAGCATTTAGGAAGGGTTTTAGAAAAACACGAGCATGTAGATCATATTAACGACGATCTAACAGACGATAGAATTGAGAATTTACAAATTCTATCCCAAAAAGAAAACAATATAAAATCAGCTCGTAGAAATCCGAGAAAACTTTACAGCTTTTATTGCCCTTGTTGCGGCAAACCATCTGTAAAGTATTTAAATGAAGTTAATAATAACCGAAAACGAGGAAGTGCTGGGCCATTTTGTTCCAGAAAATGTGCTGGTAAATTTATGTATAGGCGGGCCGTTAGCTCAGTTGGGAGAGCAGGCGACTCATAATCGCTTGGTCGCTGGTTCAAGTCCAGCACGGCCCACCAACCAATCATAGGAGATTTTAAGCAGTAGATGAAAACACCAACATTCGGACATAAACAACTTGTATACATTTACAATCTTGCAGTAGAAGAATGGCAAATGTATAGTCAATGTAGAGATTTGCCTGATCCTCATTTTGCAATGGATCATTTTTCTAGGTGCGAAGCTTATGTTGATATGTTGGAAAACATAACCGTATTCCATACGGGTATGGGCTTAGATTTACGTCGAAACGGACTTAAGGATAGATTAAACAGCTTTAACGGTTTTGCCAAGTGACCGGGAATACTTGGCGCTAGATGGAGATAATCCATGAACAACGAACAGTTGTGTAAGCTAGTGCAGGCGGAATACCGGGCGGCTAAGATTCGCCTGAATTCCATTCACCTGGGAATGAAGCGATTCCCGCACCTGCGCGCCGATCAGGTTGTGGAGCGCGATCAACGGATGGTTTCCAAATGGAGGAAACAACAGGAGGCAAAGGCAGAACATGGCATTCGGTAGATATACCGGGTACACTCCGGCCCAATGTCGCTCCGCGTATCCGGGCCAGGGCAAGGCATTTCGGAATCCCGAGCTTGTCGCAATGGATAAAGAGCGGGAATTCCGGGCAAATATCCAGGAGATTGCGGCTGTGGAGAAGTCTCTTGGGCTTGACAAACCCAAAAAGAAGGGGGTGGAATACCGGAGATACGGACGGGTTTACAAGAAGTAGTTGCCATTAAATCTGTATAACGGCTGCCCTTTATCGGGTGGCCGTTTTTTTTGGAGAAATAAATGAAACAACTTACTGTCCAGGAAGCACTTGAGTTTTATAAATCTGAAAAATGGAAAACAATGTCACAAAAAGAAATTGCTCTTTTTCAAATGCAACAAGAGATGTGTTGTATTCCTTTTAGAGTTTTTCACAAAGCTGTTGAGGATACTGTGGGACATGCTGTTCTCACACATGAGTTACATAAAAATCACGACATTCTTTTGAAAGAAATAAAGGAAGCGAAATGAACATCGGGGCAACTATGGTTGTGGATTTTTATCCGGAATATGGACTTCCAACACAATACTATCATACCACATGGGGAAAAGAGACACGCGAAGAAGCATTAAATAGAATTAAAAATCAAGAATACGGCTATGCTGTTCGCGATATTAGTATTATTCCTGATTTTGATCCTAATTCTTCAATTCCGCAGGTAGGAAGCTATGTTTGAATCCTTTCCGAAGATTCCAAGGCTTGAGAACGAGAGCAATGAAACTAGCCGTTCTTGATTACAATACAAAGGGATATAATGTACTCAAAGGTTTTTCATTCGTTGCGTGTAGGGACTTGGAAGATGTTGAACGAGCCAAGCCCGATGCCATTCTATTTGCTGGTGGTGTGGACATTAATCCTGCTATATATCATTCCGTAGCGTCTAGTTACACAGAACGTCCGGATAAGAAACGAGATGAATTTGAACTTGAGGTAATTAAACGCTATCCAAAACTCCCAAAGATATGTATCTGCCGAGGAATGCAACTAATGTGGGCCGCGGCTGGTGGGAAACTCATTCAGCATGTCGATGGACACCTAGTATCTCATATGATTGACACCTACGATAGTGGCTGCATTCCGAGTAATAGTGCCCACCATCAAATGGTTTTAGTTCCAGAAAAAGATACTTTATGTGAAGTGCTGGCAAAAACAAGCCATAAGCTATCCGACCCGTATAAAGGATATTTATTGGAGGATGATTTAGTTATAAAAGATGTTGATGAAGTGGAGTCTATTTACATTCCTTCTTTTAACGCTTTTTGTATACAAGGACACCCAGAATGGCTACCGTTCAATCATCCGCTGAATCTGTGGGTAAACAAGCAAATAAAAAAATATCTTATTTAAATCTAGATAGTGAACTTCCTGAGCATAATTTACTATTTGACTATGAGGAAATGCCAAATACATGCTCAATGGCGGAATTAACTTTACAGCAGATTTCATGGTTACATGATTTCGATATAAATAAAATAGATTTTACACATTATGAATTAAGAAAAAGTAATCACAAATATAAGGCTATTCTTTATAATTGCGATATGCCTCTGGATCATAGTATTCATGGGTTTTTTATCCGTTCAGGATTTACTCGTGTATTTGACTACTACGGAAACGAGAAAAAACGTGTTTATGTTTATATTAGGAGAACTGGAAAATGAAATTAAACGCTGTCGGTGCTGATGTTGAACTGTTTCTGCAAGATGAATACGGAAATCCGATTACTGCGATTCGTAAGTTCGGAGGAACAAAACAGCGTCCCAAACAGATGTTTGGAATGCCTCCTGGATTCTTCATTCAGGAAGATAATGTAATGGCGGAGTTCAACATACCGCCAGTAAATAATCCGGACGAATTCCACAACAATATTAAAAGTGCCGTAAACTGGATTGAAAATGTAGCGGCAGCAAAGGATTTACACATTAACATCGCATCGTTAATGCGATTTAAGCTCAAACAGTTGCAATCCACGCAAGCACAGCATGTAGGATGCGAGCCAGACTATAATGTTTGGACAATGTCAGAGAATCCTCGGGTAAATTCAGATAGTCTTAAAGATGTTCGTACTTGTGGCGGACATATACACATCACTACCGATGATCCTGATTTGTCTGTTAACGATACGTTAAATCTAATTAAGGCTTGTGATTTCACTATCGGAATTGCTTCTGTGTTTTGGGAATCTGATGCTAGTCGTAAGGAGCATGGTTACGGTAAAGCTGGATCATTCCGATTCAAACAGTATGGACCGTCTATGTGGAAAGGGGTGGAATATCGTACCCCCTCGAATTATTGGGTAGCTGGCGAGTTTCCAAAACTAATTTTCCGTGAAGTGGAATCCGCAATTGCTTTAGCATCGAACAAAAATTTCCCGGATGTGGCTGAGCATTTTAAACTGGGAGTCATTAACGCAATTAATAATCACATGAAAGACACAGCATTCTACATTCGTAAACAAATGCTTGGAATCTTCCCTAACGAATATTGTGCCAATATTTAATTATGCAAACTGCCGCTGAGTTTTTTACAAAGCAAGGGTTATTTGGAGTAAATGATTTAAATAAGTGGTGCACACATGGTTATGCCTATATAACGCCAATTGATAAAGAAAAAGTATTTAAATATTTATCAAACACACTATCAATAAAAAGACTAGAAGATGTTTTTGGAAATTCAGGCGCCTATGTATATGTCGGGGGTCATTTTGCTCACAAAAGTGACCATTTAATAGTAACTAGTGTGAATTTTTTAGTCGGTGACTATAACATAGTTGGATGTGAGGTTAACGTTTTAGATTTTGAATGGATGTTTAATAAATATCCAGATAGCGGTTACTGGACATATAGTAATACTAAAGACCCCACAAAAGAAAGTATTGTTCTAATTAAGAGGACGGGGCATCGTAAATTTAAGAAAATTATAGAGGGGAACTATAATCTTCATTTCTTAAATATAACTGTTCCATATTTTAAAGCAATGCTAAATAGGAGTACTGTTGATTATGTGGGTGCGTTAGCTGATACTTATTACGCACATGTAGATCAAAAATTTCTAGATTATGAAAAATTCTTGATCTTTAATAAGGGTTTCCAATCAAACTCCACATTATCTGGAATTAAAGATAAGTATTTACATGTAGTCAACAAGGACTGGCTAATTACTCTAGGGCTAATGGGAACAACTAAATATGATTTATATTATAATGAAATTTTGGCCGCACATTTAGATGAGAACTTTAATCCTGTATTAATTAACATTCCATCATTAGCACAAGAGATTTCTGATCTTCCTAAAGGAATTTAAAAGATGAAGAAGTTTCGTGATATTTATAGTTTTACGCCAATACAAATAAAAAGAGTTACCGAGAATCTAAAATCTACAAAGTTAATCCATAGGTTTGTTACGTACAAACCAAAGAACTTTGGTATTGTTGGTGTAGAGATTGAAGTTGAAGGAGTTCCTTGTAAAATAGGAAGTCCAGAAGACTATAAACCTATACATGCACCTGTTCCATATGCATGGGCAGGAAAAGAGGATGGAAGTCTTCGCAACTATGGTATTGAATATGTATCAGTTCCTATTCGTAATTGGGAATTACCAGTAGCTTTAGAATTATTAGCTCAACATCTTGAGGCTTGTCCAACACATGATTTCTCACCTCGCTGCGGTACTCATTTCCATGTAAATGTTCGAGATTTCACTGATGAAGATTTAACATACTTCTTGATGTATTATATGATTTATGAGAAGTTCTTTTTTCATCTGGCTGGAAAGGAGCGCCTTAACAGTTATCATTGCGCCCCATTAACTCAGGTATATATTCGTGAGTATTTATTAGAGATTCTAGGTATTCCACAGAATGATGATGCATATGCTCACGCAGATAAGTTCTCTGGGTGGCATAAATATACATCTCTAAACTTATCCTCTATCCCTCGATTTGGTACATTAGAAGTACGACTACTTCCAGGGGGTTATGATTGGAATAAATTATGTGAATTCGTGGACTTAATTTTACAACTTAGAAATTATATTATCAAAACGGATAAAAAAACTCTACGAGAAGATATTATTAACCTCAACAGTTACAGTAATTATTATACTTTAACTCTTAAAGTATTTAACGATTTATTTGCAGCATTACCGAAGTTAGATTATCATGCAACAATGAGAGATGCTGTATGTATAAGCAAAACATTATGTCATATTATCGACGAAACTAACAAAGACAAAACACATGCTATAATCACAATTACTCAATTAAAAGGTTCGTATATTGAAGAAAAGTCCGTAGCATACCAGAGATATCTACAAAAATGCAAAGCATTTGGGGCCGTTCAAAAACCTCAGAAACCTAAGAAAGTAATGACTACTGATGAAATGTTAAAGGCATTCTCAACGTCATCATCGTTTACAATTGATGAATATTATTCAAATCCAATTGATGTTGGAACTCCTGCGGGGAACGAATAAATCATGTGTGGAATTGTTGGAGTAATTAATCATAGTAACACAAAAGATTTAACCGGAAACCAATTAACCATATTTGAGGAACTTTTATTTGCTAATGAGCTTCGAGGGAAAGACAGTACTGGCATCATGTTAGGTACAGACGCAGGGCGTGTACGTATCTTGAAACATGCACAACCGGCAAGTCGTTTTCTTAAAGAGGAACATTACCTTAAATGGTTTGATAAATATGTAGTTAAAAATAAAAATCATTGTATTTTTGGACATAATCGTCTAGCTACCGTAGGTAAGGTAACATCTAAAAATGCACATCCCTTTAATGAAGGGAATATCACCTTGATGCACAATGGCTCGCATAAATCTGTATTCACAGAATTTAAAGATGATATTCCCGATAGTATTAAGGCAGATGTGGATAGTCATGCTGTAGCATATCTAATTGATAAATATGGATTAGAGGAATATTTAAAGAAAAGTAAGACACTGCCGGAGGCTGCTTTTGTTTTCTTCGACGCAAAAGATAAATCTATTAACATCTATAGGAATTATGCACGACCGTTAAATTTCTTTAAGGATTATCGTGGTGTATATTACATTGCATCCGAAGAACAGATGCTTAAATGGATTTTAGGAAGGAATAAAATTACTGGTAAGCTTGACGTAGAACAATTCAAGCCTTATCATCTATATAAAATGGGAATAGATGCAGATGAATTTACGGTAACAGAAATTAAGCATACATATAGTAATACTAATAATTATTATGATTCCGATTATGCTGGAAATCATGGCTTTGGTTTTTCCAGTGGATATCACCACAAATCTGCCAGCAATGGTGATAATTATAAGTGGCGTAGTCCAGTAACTAAAGTAGAAGAAATTGGATGTAAAATAGCTAAAGATTTAGGAGAAATTATCCTAATCTTAGATGGCTCCTCTTATATGAAGTGTGCACCAAACAACCAAGTTATGTATGTATCTTGGAATGAGTACAATAATATTTCACACGAACACAAGTCGTATATTGAGCCCGCAACCGTAGACGGACGTGAGGGAGTAAAGGAAGCAAAAGAAAAGAATGCTTATGTATTCAAGGAATGTAATAGCGTACCTTACGAATTTACACCCTATGGATTTATAAGAATTCTTCGTAATACTGAGAAAATTGAAACTATTTCTGAGCATTATTTCAAGAAAGGATTGCTTGAAAGTAAGCCTCTAGTTATTGTTAATGAGAAGCCTGCACAAGTAAAACAGGAGGGTTCCAAAAGAAGCACCAAATATCAAATGTTGGATGCGTTACATTTTAAACCTCCCGTTGATAAAACATATAATAGAGGGGATTTCATAGAATTCTTTGTGGAATCCCTGAATGTGATTGATAAGGAGGAATCTATTGTAAGAATTATAGGAACTAATCCAGAACTTGATAGCAATAATTACGTTAATAATATTGTAGTGTCTATTAACTTAAAGAAGATGTTCGGTGAGGCTATGTCAGAGCATCAATTTCAGGAGATATTTCCAGCAGACTCCTTTATGAGAGCTAAAATCTTATCTATTGTTGAGAGTATTCCCGATGAGAAGTCTCCAGGAAGGGAATACAAGATGTTTATTGACCCTACATCTATAGAGTATTTAGATGTTACAGAAGTTAAACCTGGAACAGATGGTTTTTGTTCCGTTACAGACTTGTTCACGAGGTAAATATGCAAATTCAGATAATTAGCCATACGTCACAGCCTTCCGAATCGGTAGAACGATTGGAGAAGGAATTAAACGTAGATAAGAAAGTAGTTATCCTTAACTACGGCAAGTGTGTATCAAAAATTAAGCAATACGAGTTCTTTAAAACAGAACTTATTCCTCATCCGGAATGGACCACGTCATTAGGCAGTGCTATGCACTATCTAATTAATGGTGAGTGGAAGAAACTAGTAGCACGGCGTAGGATTAAGAGTCAAACTGGGAATGGAACAATGATCTTTACCGATGCATATTTAATGGAGAAAGAAGATGAATTAAATCCATTTAAAGTATTTACCAAATACATCCCAAAGAAACGAGAGTTTCGTGTTAACATCTTCAAAGATACGATTGTTAACATTCGAGAGAAAGTGCGTAAAGCTGGAGCTACTGGTCTTACAGAAATTCGTAGCCAAAGTAATGGATATACTACTGTAAAGCTACAGAGCCCAGCACCAGCAGGTATTGAGGAGCTTGCATTACGTGCCTCTAAGGTATCATCTTCCGACTTCAAAGGTGTAGATATTGGCTATAACCAACTAAAGAATCTGTTGTTTGTCCTTGAGGTTAACAGTGGTCCTTCGATTGAGGGATCGTCTGTTAAAGAGTATGCACAAGCTATTACTGAATTTGTTAAGGAGGTATCTAATAATGGTTAAAGTTAACTTCGCAAAAGATAAGTATTACTCCGAGATTTTTCAGATCACGGATGTTAAATTCTCTTTTGTTCACAAAGAGAACGACTCCACTTTTACGGAACTTTTTTGTCGTGCTAAGTGTCGTGATTTCCTCGGGGATGTAATCTATGGTGTTAAATACTCTATGCCTACTACCATATATGGATTTAAATGGGAGGGGGATAAACACACAATTGATCCGGATGCGTGTCGTTTGCTTGTACAATTTCCAGATAAATTGACAAAAAATATTTTCCTTTCTCAGAAAGATGAGTGGGGGATTCTTTGGAATATTATTGATGACATACAAGATAAACCTCTATGTATCATCGTTGAGGCTGAACCGAAGTGGCAGGAACGTGTCTATATGATCTCACTTCTAACACTATTAATCAAGCTTTCTACATATAATGAGGAAGATCGTCCTCTTGCAGGGAATGAACTTACTTATATAAACCACTTACCAAATCTTCGTAAAATTATAGATAACCTGGATAAAATTCCCTATGTGAATGCTTCCGGGTACGAAAATGAAACTAAAGTAAGTATTGTTAAAATTCATGATCAATCTGGAGTAGTTTCTATTTTTGGTAATGGTCCATATATTAAAAATAATAATGTTTATCGTGACTATGCTAAAGAGTTAGGTCTAGTAGCATGAGTAGATGTAAAAGCTGCGATGTAATACTAACCGAGTCCGATCTTCGTCGAAAAGCACCGATCTCCGGCGAATATATGGATTTATGTAAACGATGTAGTGATGTGGTAATTGCTGATTTATCGGAGGATATGGACGAAGATCACTACAAATCAAATGAGTTTGGGTGTATTCACTATGAAACCGAAGATAGAAGCGAGGATATATGACAAACAAGGGCGACTCGTTGGACGTGGAAATAACTCTTACACTAAATCTCACCCATTGCAAGCACGATATGCCGAACTCGTGGGACAATCCCAGCGAGTATTTCTTCACGCGGAAATTCAAGCAATCATACGGGCCAGAGGACGGGGATATAAAATCATTGTTGAGAGACGCAATAAAGAAGGTTGCCTCAGAAATGCAAAACCATGCCCAATCTGTGAACTTGCAATTAAAGAAGCCGGAATCAAGTACGTCGAATACAGCGTATAGCGATCCGGAACATGGGTTTAACAATCCAGTTAGTATTGAGAAGATTGGAGCAGAAGTATACAACAAAGCTTTTAAATATAACGAGGAGTGGTGATTATGAAATTTCCAGAGGGCTCGTATAACCAAAGACGTGCACAAGTTGAAAAAATATTGGAAGATTTAGGTATTGAATTGCAAATAGGTGGATGCGGTTGTTGTGGTTCCCCTTGGGTAGAGTTTAAATATAAAGGGGAACTTTTATTAGATGATGATAATGTATCATTGGAAACCAACAGTGTACAAAATCTATCACTTTGACCCACTGAAAAGGAGTTATAAATGGACTGTAAAGACGGCGTTGTGGTTGCTGAACCATGTGTGGTTCCTACCTTATCCAAAGAGGAGTGCATGTTCTACGGAGACCCATTCTATGACACATGGGTCGGCTCCGGATACGGAGAATCCTACGCCACCATCCTACCCCATCAAATGATGAAGCTGCATAAGGAGGGGAAAGCATACTATGATTCTAATCTGGACGTATTTTATGTTGATAGTGTGCGGTTTAATTTCGTCGGCGGAGGAGAGCAACGATGAAAGTTCCATACATTGACTGTGGTGATGGTTGGCTTAAACTTATAGACCCCCTCATTGAAGAATGCAATAAACGTGGAGTGCATATTGCACAGATTAAAGAGAAGTTTGGTACTCTAAGATTCTATATTCATGGTGGTGATGAGGAGTTATATAATTTAATTGATAAAGCGGAAATGGAATCAGCCCATATTTGTGAAGTATGTGGTGATCCTGGTGAGTTCACTAGTTATGGATGGATTAAAACTCTGTGCCCACTCCATGCAAAGGAACGAGAGGCTCACTGGAAAGCAAGACAAGAAAGGATGAAACCACAACTATGAAACTCTATGACGTACCGGGTAACAGTTTCGTTCGTATTCTAGATGAGAACACAAAAGTTCCCATCGTATCAAAAGAAACTCCGAACGGAACTATTCTAAAGTTCCATCATGTTGACGGTATGTATAGTTATTGTCGAACAAAAGACGGTAACGTCATACATCCAGCAGCGTGGACAGAGGTGGAAATTGTAGAGGGATTTGATGAACGATCTTGAGTATTATCATCAAGCATTAAAGGACGACCCTTCTGGTAATGTTTGTTCTTTTTGTGGTAAAGATAATGATTTTTGGGATGACTGTGGGTGGTTTTATATTAAACCTACTGTTACCATTGTAATAGAAGATGAGATAATTGTTTCACAGTTAGAGTTAGGGCCTTGTTGTAAGGCGTGTTGGAAAGGACCATTAGGACAGTCTCATATAAAAAGATATGGATTGAGTGAACGATGAATGATGTACTATTCTTACACCACGAACCTTGTCCTCAATGTGGTTCCCGTGATAACTTAGGAGTATGGAGTGATGGACACAAATGGTGTTTTGGATGTAACTACTACGAGCCTGGGGGCGTTGAGAGCATTCGTTCGAGAATGGAGCAACAATCTGATCGAACATCCATTAGAACAGGAGTATCTTTACCATCTGACTATACAACCAGTATCCCAAAGCAAGGAAGAGATTGGTTAAAAAAGTATTACTTGACAGATAAAGAGATATATGATAATAGGATTGGTTGGTCCCAAACCGGGTGGTTTCTAACAAAGAAAGAGCAACAGATTGCTCCCCTTTTGATTCTACCCGTGTTTGGTGACAGCCAACTGCTTATGTGGCAAGGTCGCAATTTCGGCACAGTTGGGCCCAAGTACCTTACCTTCGGAAATAAAGCCGTATACGACGTTGTACGCGGTTCTAGAGGCATATCTGATTCGATATGTATCACCGAAGATAAGGTATCGGCTATCAAGGTGGGTCGATATGTGGATTCTATGCCTGCCTATGGATCATTTCTCAACATGGAACAACTCATACATCTGTCTAAGGGGTATGATAACTTGCTTATTTGGTTGGATCATGATAAACTTAAGGAGTCACATAGGCTTGCGAAGAGGGCTGGATTTATGTTCAAGAATGTACGAGTGATTGATAGTCACTATGATCCGAAGGATTATATGGACGATGAGATTAAGGAGTATTTGCAATGATTCAGACAGATAAATTTAGAGATACAAACGAAAGGTTTATATTTCAAGGAGGTAGTATGTTCGCTAAAAATATTGCAAATGAAATAGACTATTTACGTTCCCGCGTCGCGGAACTGGAGGCGGCGCTGGAGGAGGCGCTGCGGCGCTACCGGGCGCTGCTGCCGGCGTGCAGGCCGAGGAGCTGCGCCGAGGAGGGTGCGTAATGGCTTACCGTGATTACATCATCTGCCCCGAATGTGAATGCAAACTGATCTACGATGGCAGCGACGCTATTCGCGAAAACCTGGAGGAGCGGTGGGGAGACCCAAAGTTGTCCACGTACACGGTAAGCATTCTGTGTCCAGACTGCGTTGGGAAACTCCGCGCCCGCGTGGCGGAACTGGAGGAGGTGCTGGAGGATGTCCGCGACGATCTTGGAGAGGGTCTGAACATCAGTCCGGCCGCGAAAGATGCCGTCTTGACCGCACTGGAGACGAAGCCATGAAAGTATATATTACCTATGATGAGTGGTATCCGTTCCCCTTTATTGATTCTGTTGATGAGTTTGAAAAGAACTGGGGTTATCAATTAGATAATCCCAAAGAAATTACGGAGGATTTATATCTAGAATACAAAGCTGCCTATAAAGCTATGAAGAATGTGACAAGAAAAGTAGAAGAGGTTTATAAAGAGCCCACTTGACAATGATAACTAAAGAATATATACTCTTATTATATTTATTAAATAAATATAACTATAATAATTATAATAAATATATTAATTATAATTATATAAAGAAAGAATATATAGATTTATATAAATTATATATTACTCTTAAAGAACTATGGGAGGTTGTTCCTCCTGAAAAGGAACAACTCTCCCTACAAGAATTGCATGTGTTCTTTGACACATGCTATCCGGCTCTTTCGCAAAGCGAGAAGGCCGGTATTGATCTTCTATTCGATACCTTAGCAGGTATCCAACTAGATGCGTCTGTTGTGGATTCTATTGTTCAGACGCATCGGGAGCAAGCGCAAGCTAATGAGCTTGCTTCACTCGCGTATGATGTTTCCGTCGGCAAGGCCGACTATACTTCCTTTAGGGAAAGGTTTCTTGACTATGAAAAGACTTCTCCGATATTGGTCTCGGAAAATCCATTCGTGGAAGATGGATTGGATGAACTATATACTGATACGTACAATAAACCAGGTGTTAAATTCCCAATTATCACTCTACGAAAAATGCTTGGATCGCTACGACAGGGCGACTTTGGCTTCATTTTTACTAGACCAGAAGTTGGAAAAACAACTTTCCTCGCGCATATTGGAAGCTTCTTTGCTAATCAAATTGACCGACCACTTCTTCACTTTAACAATGAAGAGGAAGGACGGAAAATTCAGATACGTTACTATCAAGCTGCTCTAGGTGTAACAGTAAACCAATTGTTCTCTAATCGTAAAGCTAACGAGGAGGCGTATAGAAATTACACCAAGGACAACATCAAGATTTACGATAGTGCTGCTCTATCTAAACATGAGATAGAGGATATCTGTGAGAAGTTTAACCCTGCTGTAATTTTTATAGACAGCATAGATAAGATTAAAGGATTTAACGATGACCGAGACGATCTCGTTTACAAAGCCATATATCAATGGGCTAGGGAGCTTGCTAAAAGATATGGCCCCGTCGTTGGCGCGTGCCATGCGTCTGTCTCTGCCGAAGGAAAAAAGTGGTTGGAAATGGATGACGTTGCGTATGCTAAAACAGCTAAGCAAGGAGAGGCTGACTGGATACTTGGAATTGGACAATCGCATGACCTTGGTATGGAATCCGTCCGTCATCTCCATCTTTGTAAAAACAAATTACTCGGGGATGCAGATATGGTGGAGACCTATAGACATGGACGCTTTGATGTCCGCATATTCCCCGAAATCGCGCAATATGGAGACATTGTGGAGTTCGATGAATGAAAACAGAAGTTACTAGAAGTCAATTATTAGGCTGCGTACGAGTAATGCAAGATGCTGAATCTATGTTAGGAGAATATATAGGGCAACTAGAGGAACATCCAACAGAGACGTTAAAGTATAGTGAGGTTATGTGGTATCTAAAATATGTTCGAGATATGTTAGCCGACAGTATCGATGAATAACATCTTCGTATTCGATTGTGAAACAACAGGAGCTATCCGTAATAAGGGTCATCCGTTTGATCCACGGAATAAGTTGTGTACTTTAACTTGGTTAATTCCGGAAGAATTAGATAAGTCATCATGGTGTTGGGATATAGAATATACAGCATTACCTTACGGGAAATCTATTGAAGTTCTTCAAGGCAAGATATTAAACTCAAAGGTAATCGTAGGATTCAATCTCAAATTTGACGTACATTGGGGGCGACGTTATGGTTTAGATTTCAGCGGTAAGAAATGGTGGGATTGTCAGATAGCACACTTCATTCTCACTAACCAAACACATCCTTATCCTTCTCTAGATGAGGTGGCGAGCTACTATGGACTACCTGCAAAACTTGATAAAGTCCGTGTCGATTATTGGGATCAAGGCATTGATACGGATGCCGTGCCGTGGGAGATTCTTAAAGAATACGCGGAGCAAGATGTTGATCTTACTTATCAGATTTATTTGCGTCAGATTGTGCAAGCAAAAGAATCTGGAAAGTTGGCGCTTATTGAGTTGGCAATGGAGGATTGTATCACATTTGAGGAAATGGAATTCAACGGGTTTAAATACGACTTCGAGTTATCCAAGAAGAAAGCAATTGAATGTCTCGAAAAGATTAGTACATATCAAAAGACATTAAATAGTCTTGGTCCATATGAGGAACTTACTTGGACTAATGAGCAAATCTCTGCTGTACTTTACGGTGGTACTGTAACATTTGATTACCAAGAGGATTTCTTATTTGTGTATAAGAATCCAAAGAAGGAGCCTGTATGGAAGAAAAGATGGAGGACCCGTGATGTTGTGTTTCCTCGATTAGTTGAGCCACTTAATGGTAGTGAGATGAAGAAAGAGGGTATCTTTGCTACCGATGAAAAGACACTTCGCTCTATTAAACCGAATGGTCTAGCTAAACAGATTATATATAACATTCTATTAATTCGTGAACAGGAGAAATTGAATGGGACCTACTACTCCGGTCTGGTGGAGAAAGCACAAGAGTTCGGGTGGGATGATGGGTATATTCACGGTCAGCTTAATCAGTGTGTTGCCCGGACTGGTCGTAGTGCTTCTAGCAATCCTAATCTTCAAAATATTGCTGGTGATGTTAAAGAGTGTTTCGTGAGTCGTTATGCTAATTGAAGCCGATGCATCTGGACTGGAATGGAGGACGTATGTATTCTTATCGCAAGACTATGAAGGGTTACAAGAGATCATTAAGGGTGAAGACATACATTCCAATAATCAAAAATACTTTAAACTGCCGGAACGTCTTGTTGCTAAGAAGTTCTTATTTCGTGGTATTTACCGCGGACCCGCTTGGTCTTACGCCAATGATCCTGAATTCTCTCACGTCTCCAAGTCGGAAAAGTTTTGGCAAAAAATTATTGATGCGTTCTTTGAAAAATACTATGGGCTTGCTGAAATTCAAAAGCAATATCTCGAAGAAGTATCTAGAACCGGTAAACTTGTTGTTAAATCAACCGGTCGTACCTATGAGTTTAACAATTATGGGACGAAAGATTCGTCGAGATATGTTGGTGGCTATAAAGTATCTGAGATTGTCAACTATCCAAACCAAGGGATGGGGGACACGGTCATGGCTATCGCACGCACATCTGCGCGTAAGAGGTTGGCGTCGATTGCCTCTTGTAAGTTAGTTGATTCTGTTCACGATTCTATTATTGTTGACACACCGGAGGAAACATGCGATAATGTTAGTACCACTCTGATTAAATGCTTTAACGATGTACCACTAAACTTTAAGAGACACTTTGGCGTTGATTGGAATGTCCCCATTGATGCCGAGATTAAAGTTGGAAAAGACTGGGGACATATGACAAAGATGAAAGGGCATTAATAAATGCAAATTACTATTCGTAGTATTAGTGAGGTATCTTCTCAGAAGAAGGGTAAGTCTTTTTGGAAGCAGTACGAGCTTGAATATACAGGAGATCAGGGTGACAAGAAACGCACCATGCGTTCCTTTGAAGGTGACGGCAAAGCATTCAACGAAATTCTTAACATGGAAGTAGGTGATGTTGTCGATGTATCAGTTAAAAAGGAGGGGGATTACTGGGTCTGGACCGGTGCTACGAAAGTTAATAAGGCATCAGCAGCTAGTGCGCCAACGACTACGAAAGGCGGTTCTTGGGAAACTGCGGAAGAACGTGAATGGAATCGTATTCGCATTGGTCGTCAAGCTGCACTTAATACGGCAGTGGCTATCCTCAAGAATGATGGGAAAGCACTAGACCTCGCTGTTGTGATTGATGTTGCTGCACAACTTGAGGATTGGGTACAGCGTAGTGATGATCCGTCCATGTTCCAACAAGAGGATATTCAGTAGTGATAGCTCTAATTGACGGTGATGTTCTTGTTTACGTGATTGGTTTCTCCTCTCAAACTACTGATAAAGAGAATGACTGTATTATTCCGGAAGAAGAGTGGATTGCCAAGGCACGTATGGATACGCAGATTAAAAATATCCAACAGATAACAGGTGCCAATGACTATAAAATTTACTTATCTGATAGCAAGAACAATTTCCGGAAGCAACTCTTTCCTTTGTACAAAGCTAATCGTACACAAGAGAAGCCGTTTCACTATGAGTTGCTAATCAATTATCTTCTAGATGTATACGATACGGAGGTGGCCTTTGACCAAGAGGCGGACGACGCACTAGGTATCCATCAATGCCAGAATCCTGATACGATTATCTGCTCCATTGACAAAGACCTATTGCAAATCCCAGGTAAACACTATGACTTCCGCAAAGATGTATTCCACAGCATTAAACCCACCGAAGGACTCTATCGTTTCTACAAACAAATTCTTGTTGGAGATTCGACGGATAACATCACGCCAGCTACAGGGCTCTCGTGTCCTGGTGTCGGCGAAAAACGGGCTGCTGCTGTTCTTGAAGGATGTACGAACGAATCGGAATACTTTGCTGCCGTAAAGGATATGTACTTTAAGAAAGTATCTGGAACAGAGCAAGAGATTCTAGATCGTTTGTTACTGACTGGACAACTCCTTAAAATTAGAACAAAACCGGAGGAGCTTTGGAGTTTCCCCATTATATCAAATTAAAATGTGGTGCACTTGCAACAATCTACGATGATGTTGGAGTTGGTGACAAGCCCTTAGTTGGGGCTTACTTGACTAGGCATAAGGATCATAATGAATGGATTCCTATATCATGGTCACGGGAGGGTAAGTACAACCCCTCTTTAAAATCAACCAACCTGGATTTTAACCTTGAGGAATTTAAAGAAGCCTGCTAAACTACAAGACTGGAAGACTCTTGGTTACAAATCGAAATGGGAGTTCTCGGTAGCACAACAGCTAGAAGATAACAATCTTCCAAACTTGTATGAGACTGTAAAGTTATCCTACACTATACCGGAAACACAACACTCATACAAACCGGATTTCCCATTTAAAGATTCTGGTATATACATAGAAGCTAAAGGTAAGTTTGATGCCACAGATAGGCGCAAACACCTATTACTAAAAGAACAATATCCAGACACTCTCATCTGCATCGTATTTCAGAATGCTAATGTGAAACTACGAAAAGGCAGCCCCACCTCTTATGGGCAATGGTGTGAGAAACATGGTATTGAGTATTCCAATAAAATAATTAAAAAGGAATGGATTGATGCAATTAACAAACTTTCGTCTAAATGAAGAGGGGCATCCTGTATTTGATGCAACCTTCAATAAAGAAGAACATAACTATCTACTGATGGTTGCTCTTGGTGTGCTTATTCAAGCAGGTATTGCTAACATGAAGATTCTATCTGCAACTGCGGAGACTATTGCACAAATGGAAGAGGCAGCAGAGGCAAGCCCACAAGCTGTGTTTGATTTTAATATTGACTTGGAAAATATTAAACCTGCGGGGAATGCATAATGCAAATAGACCCACAACGGTATCTTGATTTAGTAGAAGGCGCTGATAAACTAGCCTTCGTAGATATAGAAGCGACTGGATTAAAAGGTGACTACAACTCTGTCTTGGTGGTTAGTATTAAACCTTATAAACAATCTCCTTATAGTTTTAGTATCAAGCAAGTTGGCAACGATCAGCGAGTTCTTCGAGAAGCAGCCGAAGCATTGGAAGACTACGATTGCTGGGTCACGTACTACGGTAGCGGCTTCGATATACCTATGCTTAATACTCGTCTGCTCAAATGGGATCGGCCTCCTCTTGTTAAACGCCATCATATCGACATGTACTACAAACTAAAGAGTCATATCCTTACTGGTCGTAGGTCGCAGGGACACCTGCTTAATTGGCTAGGTACGGATGAACAGAAGTTATCTGTGACTCCTAACGCTTGGAGTGAGATGGGATACAAGGTAGACGAGCATCTCCCACTTATGATTGAACGATGTGAGTCTGATGTAAGGGGACTACAAGCTCTCTACGAACGTACTCGTCATTTAATCCGTGATATTAAGGTGTATAATTAAAATGGAAATCAAAAAGGTTGAAAGGAAAATCTATGATGTATTCCTCGGAAACGGATGGGATAACTGGAGCCGCGTCAGCGTACAAGGATCAGGTCCAACAAGCAAGCTTTGGGTTATTAAAGGAGACAAACTTAGCGGGAATCAGTTGGAAGACGTTAAATCCAGAATTATCGACTATGAGACCAACCTATTACAAGCGGGGTAACATAGAGGCGTTTGACGTTATTGACGCATGGGACCTGGACTTCTATCTAGGTAACGTGATTAAATATATTTGTAGAGCTGGATATAAAACAAAAGAACCACACACTGACTTAATGAAAGCAAAGGAATATCTTGAACATGCTATTAAGAAGCATAATCCTAACGTGTCTCTTGACACTGCCTATGATCACTACAACGAGTGCAGAGCCGAAGAGTATCGAATGTATGAATCACAGCCTGTTCGCGTACAGTGCAGCACTGGCACGCGACCGTGGGATGCCAGTGGGAACATACCAACTCAACCTATCGACTATCATTCGGGAACATCCGGAGTTAGGGGTAAGTGAGGACGATCAGAACTATATGTTACGTCTAGCTTCCCAAGTATATACGGAGTTAGCACACCTTACCCCTGACCAAGTAAAGGTATTGGTGTTTACTACATGCGGAAAGGCAGGTAGTCGGATGTGATTACTCAATACGAACTGGAGGAACGTCTCATCCGAGAGGATGAGACCGTTCTTCTCGAACTCCTAGACCTCAATAGTGAGGATATTGTCAATGCATTTAAAGACAAGATAGAAGAGAGATTCTTCTATATAGTTAAAGAACTAGAATTGGAGTAGTGAATGGTAAGAAATCAAGGGAGAACACACATGCTGCAAGTGTTCATAGGATCATAAATAAATATGTTTAATGATTTTAGTAAGTACATTCATTTAAGCAGATACGCTAGATGGAATGAGGTGGAGAATCGACGTGAAACATGGGAGGAAACTGTTGGGAGATATATTAGCTTTTTTCAGTCTAGGTTTGGTGATCTTTATCCTAGCGATATTATTCGAGAAGCTATTTTATCTCTAGATGTTATGCCCTCTATGCGGGCCCTAATGACTGCTGGTCCTGCATTAGCAAGGGATAACATTGCTGGATACAACTGTTCCTATATTACAATCAACCATCCCCGTGCCTTTGATGAGGTTATGTACATCCTCATGTGCGGTACTGGTGTTGGTTTCTCTTGTGAAAGGCAATATGTAAATGAACTCCCAATCATCGCCGAATCCTTCTACGACTCCGACACAACAATCGTTGTTACCGATAGCCGTATTGGATGGGCAACTAGCTACCGTGAACTCATTAGTCTCTTATATTCGGGGAAAGTACCTAAATGGGACTTATCTAGAGTGCGACCTGCTGGAGCTATCCTCAAAACTTTTGGAGGTCGCGCTTCTGGCCCAGGACCTCTGGATGAGTTGTTTAAATTTACAATCGCAACATTCAAAGCTGCAAAAGGACGTAAGTTAAATAGTCTGGAGGTACATGATCTTGTCTGTAAAATCGCTGATATTGTTGTCGTGGGTGGGGTACGGAGGTCTGCTCTTATCTCATTATCTAACCTCACTGATGAAAGGCTACGATCTGCTAAGGCCGGAGCGTGGTGGGAGGACTCTCCGCAACGGGCTCTTGCTAACAATAGCGTGGCTTACACTGAGCATCCTGACGCTGGTATATTTCTAAAGGAATGGTTGAATCTATATGAGTCTAAGTCCGGGGAACGAGGAATATTTAATAGAGTTGCAGCAACTCGTAAAGCTCGTGAGACAGATAGACGTGATCCTGACTATGATTTTGGAACAAATCCGTGCGGAGAAATCATCCTCCGCCCCAACGGATTGTGTAATTTGTCTGAGGCAGTTATCCGACCTGACGACAGCTTTGAAAGAATCAAATATAAAGTCGGGATTGCAACAATCATTGGCACGTTTCAATCGACTCTTACAGACTTCCGATATGTGCGATCTGTGTGGAGCAAAAACTGCGAAGAAGAGCGGCTGCTCGGAGTAAGTCTTACTGGTATCATGGATCATCCAGACTTACAAAAACAAATCAGTTTTGGTTCTTTGAGGGCACTACGACAACATGCGATTGATACTAATCTGGTATGGGCTACTAAGCTTGGGATTAATCCCTCAACTTCTATTACATGCGTCAAGCCCAGTGGAACTGTTAGTCAATTGGTTGGTTGCTCTAGTGGCATACACCCTGCTTACAGTAAGCATTATATACGTACTGTACGCTCAGATATCAAAGACCCAATAACCACATTCCTCATTGATCAAGGAGTACCTAGCGAACAGGATGTTACTAACCCACAAAATGTAGTATTCAGCTTTCCAATGAAAGCTCCGGACGGGGCAGTTACTCGTAACGATGTTACTGCTCTAGAACAACTAGAACATTATAAAATATTCCGGGATAATTGGTGTGAGCATAATCCTTCTATTACTGTGTATTACCATCCTAGTGAGATACTGGAGATAGGGGCCTGGGTATATAAGAACTTCGATAATCTAGGAGGTATTTCATTTCTACCACATAGCGATCATGTGTATCGACAAGCTCCGTATCAGGAGATTACAGAAGATGAGTACAACAAAAGAGTCGCTACATTCCCCGCCATTGATTGGAACAAATTTCAAGCGTATGAGAAATCCAATACGGGCACAGGTGGATACCACGAGTTGGCCTGTCATGGGGGAGTCTGCGAGTTATAAGGGATATATAGTTGTCTACACAATCCCCAAAAACAAAACAAGTTCTAGCGGAGGAGTTCTGTAATAGTGGAGTAATGTTATTCGAGGCGAACAAAAGAAAATTGGGCCTTTCTCTTATGGAGAAGGCCCTTTCTCTTGATCCGGATAACGATACGATACGGTGTAACTATGTTAGCATGTTAAACCAATGTGGCTATAATCCAAAGGCTATACGATTCGCAGAGAGTGGTAATATATCCGATAGGATGGGTGCTATATTAGTCATATGCTACAGTGAGCTAGCCGACTTTGATAGTATGATGTTTTACGTTAAACAACTTAGCTTTATGCAGAAAGATGAAACTACAAAACCTAAATATCCTCGGGAAGACTTTCCAATTGAAATCCGTTACACCGGCTGATCTGGATTTATATGCTCCTGCTTCTATCGGGGCAACACGGTATAACGAATGTCTTATTAAATATCTAGATAATATTAAGGGAGATGAACTACGCGATACGCTACTACACGAAACAATACATGCCATCGACTACATAGCACAGATAGGACTCGAAGAAAAACAGGTCCACGCCCTAGCAAGCCTCCTCCTGTGCGTCCTCAAAGATAACAAAGAGTTTTCAAGGTGGCTTATTAAATGAAGGTATTAATTGCCTGTGAGTATAGTGGACGAGTACGTGATGCTTTTATTAAAAAAGGACATGATGCTATGTCGTGTGACTTATTACCAACCGAAACTCCAGGACCTCACTATCAAGGGAATGTGCTTGATATACTAGAAGACGGTTGGGATTTAATGATTGCACATCCACCCTGTACTCATTTAGCAGTCAGTGGTGCTAGGTGGTTTAAAGATAAACTAGAAGAGCAAGCAGAGGCATTATGGTTTGTAGATTGTTTATTCTATGCACCAATAGATAGAATTTGTATTGAGAATCCAGTTAGTATTATTTCTACATGGTTTAGAAAACCAGATCAAATCATACAACCGTGGATGTTTGGTGATTCCTATCAAAAGAAAACATGTTTATGGTTAAAAAATTTACCTAAATTAAAACCTACTAAAGTTGTAGACCCTGGGGAATTTGTTATACATGGTGGAAAAAAGATACCTAAGTGGTACTCTAATAGAGAGTTAAAAAGAGATAAAACTTTTCAAGGTATTGCATTAGCTATGGCTGAACAATGGGGATAAAAGAGAAGGGGCCTTTCGGCCCCTTTTCTATCTTCCTGTCTCCTGACGTATCTGTTTTCGTTTTCTAGCTACGTCGTCAAACATCTCCGCTTCAACTAAATCCCTTCCTGTAAGCTTCTTCGATCTAGTCTTATCTCCCATAACAGCCCTCTCAGATGGGGTTGTTACCTTTCCCTTTTTAAGGGATTCAATCTTATTTTTAATATCTTCTGGTTTACCTCCAAGCTCACCAAATGTCTGTAGGTCTTCCTTTGACACAGGTTCTCCATACATAAACGCCTGTGCTATACTATTCATAAGAGATTGTTTAATCTGTTTACGGGACTCGTCGTACTGTTTAAGATGACGGCTCTTGGATTGGTAAGCAAACTCATCTAGTCCTTTAACTCCCCAAGCACGAGAGGATTCAGTTGGTTTAGTCTCGGACGGGGATACGGGCCACTGTCCCTCCAAATCTTTATAGGGACTTGGAACCATAACACCGCCACTTGCTGGGTCTTTGGATGCATACCTCGGATTAAACTCCATAGTCGTACTGTATAACCAGTTAGGTAGCCAAGTACGTCCCATTAGTAATTCCGGGGCACGATCAGACGGGCTAGATAGTTTATCACTAACTGCCTTACCTGTATCCATTAACGACTGAATACCAATCGGCATACCAGAAGCAGTCTCAATTAAGTTCGGTGCCATTACAGAACCACCTACCCACTTACCCGTTAAAGAGGAAGGTACTCCAAACTTTAACCAGTCGGGTATGTTTTTACTTTCAAGAATAGCTAGGGATAATGGTTTGATTGGTGTTGGGTCAAGCCGCCCTTTGCCAACAAAAGTGTCAAAGGTCTTGAGCCAGTTGATAAACTTAATGATGTTATCACTGTCGTTGATAAGAATCTCACCTACTAGACCAGCAAACAGTCCTTGCATTGCTACGAAGTCAATTAAGGGCCCGGTCTTTGATGGATCGTGGAAACCTCCCTCTATTGCATGCAGAGTTAAATCCTTTAACGTACCTATATATTGATGTAGGAAGGATTTAAACGGACGTAGAAACTCACCAGCAATACCGGCTTGGTTATACATCATGGGTTGAGAGGAGCGAGTATAATCATTCATGATGCGCTCGGTGTGCTTAGCAACAGCATCCCAATCCATGTCTGTGAAGTCTTTAATTTTCTTACCATTCATAGATTGCTCGAATCGTGAGGACATAAGTGTAGCAATTACACGGGCACGTTCCTCTGAAATCTCCGATAAGAATTTATTAGTCTTAGATACTGCGTTAAGACTCTCTTTTATCGGATGACGTTTCCATCCCTCACCAGTAATCCAATGTCCCTCTAGTGTAATGTCGTTAATAAGTGCTGGGTCAATAAGACTGCGTTCATGTCCTGCCTTCTGAATTATCTCCTTTACTTCGGGATCACGAGTCCATGTAAACCAATCCTTGTATGCCTGTAGTAATGCATACTTTGAGGAGAACATAGACTTCCCTCGTTGCTGGGCATTCATGGCTAATGTGGAACCACCAAACAATTCTGCTTGGAAATAGTTACCGGCAGCAAACAGTACGTTACCTAGTAGCTTAACGCTTACTAGGAACTGGTTAAGGTGACGAACACTCTGCGTTAACCGTTGATAGGTAGCTCCTCCACCAAGGTTGCGGAGCATAGATGCTTCGCTCTTATCAAAGGCAATAGGATTCCCATAACGATTCTCTACGAAGTCTTGAGCAATCTGCATCTCATTTGGATGCTCATTAGCAAACTCACGATCTTGTGTTAGTTCGTTATACTTATTAAGGAATTCTTTCTTAGCAAGGAAACCAGCAGCTTTGTTAATGTATGCCTCATAGGCATGTTGCATTGCTTCGGCACGCGCTAGTGGTGTGGGTTCTTTTGATCCTATATACCCACCTACACCTTTACGCCATTCCATATGCGTCTTGAACTTGTTAGCTTTGGTAGCCCTATCCATAATACTACGGATAGCTTCGTTCTCCTTAGCTCCCCGTGCGTATTGAAACCATAGGTTCGGATCAAGTAGATCGGCATTAAACATCTTAAGGGAAGTATTCTGTACTGCAGTTGTATAGTCCCCCTCTCCACGTTTAGTAGCAGAGTCG